GCCTGGTTGGTCAGCAGTTGATCAAACACGGCGGTTCCAAGAACCATCGAGTTGGGGCGAATACCAATCTGGTTGGCAACTGAACGCTTCAGGGTCAGAACGTCTTCGATCGGGTTGGAAGTCAGGGAAGACCAAGCCGAAGGGCCAGAAGCGGAACCGTAAGCTGTATTGAAAGTTGTCCAGCTAGTGAAGCCCAGGCCGGTCTGAGTTCCAGCACCAGTGTTAGGCTCGAAAGGATTGTAACCGCCAGTAACGGTAACAGCTTGGCTTACTGTATACTCGTAAGCGTTCATCAGGCGAGACATGGCGTTGCGAGTTTCAATCGCACGCAGATCAACCTGGGCAGGACCTTCGCCTGCGTTCTCGATGACTTCTTCGGGCAGTTCCCAAGCCACGACTTCTTGCTCAAGCGCATAAGGCTCGGCATCGTAACGGCTTTGAACGAACGGAATGTTGGTTCCGTAAGCGCGACGGAAGTCGTTGATGGCGAATTGCTCTTTGCCGAAGCGCAGAATGCGGCCAGCACGAGTCGGGGTGTCAACAACGGGGGCGATAAAGTTGGCGATGTTAGTCGCCGGAAGCATGAAACCTTGTGCGAGCGTAGTCAGAATCGGATCTACGCCAGCATAGGTTTGCTGGAGGTTCATCATGGGAGGGAGTCTCCGAAATAATTAAACGACTTCAAATGGTTGATAACCACAGTTGGGACTTACACCTTGCGGATGCCCAACCCAGGTTAATTATCAGGCGAAGGAAACAAGAACGAACTTACGACCGCCGATTCCGACTTGCTCGCGAATCAGAGGGGTGGTGCCGTCCAGGGTGACGGGGGTGCCGTCGCCAACGCCAACGGCTTGGCCGAGGGAGTTGATTTCGAGCTGAGTGTTCAGAGTTAGATCGGTCAGAACAGCAGCTGGAGCAACTTCAACCAGCAGAAGACCGGAGGTAGCAACGGTCAGCTGACGAGCGGTGTAAGGTTGAGCCAGAGCGGTAGGCATGTAAGCCTGGTTGATACCAACGATGGTGTCTACGCCGCCGGGGGCAGTGAAAGCATCGGGGGCAGCAGCGAAGTTAGGGCCAGCCCAGGTAGCATAAGAAACGGCGCGGAATTCGCCGATTTCAACTACGCCGGGATCGCCAGCTTGATTGTCAGCAGGAGCTTCGAAAGTTTCTGCGTAACGGATGTACTGACGACCGTATACGGGGCCTGCATTTGTGCTCATGTTTTTATCCTATAAAAGAGGGACTTCAATTTGTTTGCTCTGGGACTTGTTTTACACCCAGTTAAACTACCGGATTTTACCCTAGCGGTATTCGATGCTACACCGGCAACGATCGTAACATTGACAATCCCTTCCCGGCATGGGAAGAGTTCCGATTGGTAACCAACCCATGCTCCCATAACTAATACAATCTTGGCAGGTTTTTCCGTCGAGTCGAGGAACTCTCCTCATTTCTCGAAAACCTTGGTCTTGCCGGACGTAGTACTGCCCAAGATTGAAGAAAGAATAGGAAGGGTTTGCGATATAGCGTATGACTCGACCAAGTAGACCAGGCCAACTGGTCACTTCGGCGAAGTCTTCAGTTTTATCTCCCATCACAATGTTACCATTCTGAAGAGATTGTTTAGTTTCATCGAGAAAATCAGTCAGGGGAGGAAGAAGTTCTCCGACGATACTCGCCCAAGCCCTCTCCATCTTTCCTCGCGGATTTGAGTCCCCTGCTCCTAAATTAACTGCTGCTAAAGCCGCGATAATTGTTTTATCAAGAAGAGAACGTTCGTACTCCTCCCATCTCATTTGTTTATCGCGGAGGCCTTTCACCAGGACCTCGGCCTCTTTCGCCATTTTTTGTTCAAGCTCGGCTTGTGTGTCAACTTTTCTGCGAAGAGCTTCAGCCTGGGTGAAATAATCTCCCCTCCTTTTCGTAGCCATTCCGATCAAAGAGAGGAGATCCATTTTCAACCTCAGTTATACATTGTGCGCTTAATTGCCTCGACGTAGTCAATTCCTTCGGCCTCAACGAGCTTTAGGGCTTTGGCGTGAGGATCGAGATCCTCTTCCGCATATTGGAAGGTTCCACCGGCAATCTCCGAGTAGGAAACCATCGGAGGCAGTTTGCTCAGGAGGCCAAGAAGTTTGGTAGCAGCAGTTTCACCTTCGGAGAACTCGAGTGTTCCAAAATCAAGCCCTTCGCAGTAGCTTTGCAGCTCAGACTGAGGCATAATTCCGTCGGTCAGGCGACCTTCGTCGTACAGAGACTCAACGAATGAAGCGATCTTGGCTCTACGGGCAGCCATCTTCTCTTCGGCGTAACGACGCTGAAGTTCAGCATGCTCTTTCTTCAGACGATCAAGCTCTTCGAACATAGCTTCCGGGTAACCCATCGGCTTGGCTTGGGCCATTGAACCCATTCCGTAGTTCATTCCGCAATGATCGGCAGAAAGCTCGTTGTAATCTTCCTCACCTTCTTCTTCCTCACCATCTTCCTCGTAGGTTGAACCAAAACCAGTCTTAGTGTACGGCTTCTTACCTTCGCCGTGCTCTTCAGAGAAAACACCGCCAGAACGCTTTGTTTTCTGGTTGGGACCACCTTCAAATTCTCCGCTCAGGTTGTCCTCAGCGAAAGCACCTTCGGGTCCGACAACTTGAGCAGCTTCGTCAATCTCATCCATTGCACCAGGAGTGAGTTGCTTCTTGGAAGCTTTCTTCTCTCCTTTGTAACCCTCTGCGAACACGCCATCAGGTCCGGTTACTTCAGCCACTCCGCCTTCGAATTGGCCAGGATCGAGTTGACCTTTTTTCAGTTTTGCTTTTCCTTGCACCAGCTCGTCATCAACTTCGCCCATTGCGGTTACGCCTAGCTCGGAAGTTGTCTCGTCAGCTTCGGGCTCAGCGTGATCAATCTTACCACCCTTGGTGGCTTGACGACCATCGCTGCTCTTTTGACGCATCACACGCATGCTACCATCAGACATAACGTTAATGGTGCTAACGGCGAACACTTCGTCATCGGGAGTTTCTTCGGTCTCGGTAGGAACTTTGGTGTCTGCATCTTCGCGACCAGCAGGGTTAGCTCCTGAGGCAGTCTTCGGACGATTGGGTTCAGGATAGCTGTTGGCATCCACGTCGTACTGATTGCCGTTCATGGTGCGATCTTCAGCATCGGCTTGACCGGCCCAGCGTGATTCCCCGTTTGAGTTGTCAGAAGTGTCCTTCGCAGTGTTTTTGCGATCGGCATCTTGCATCGCATTCTTCGGAGTATTCAGACGATCCGAATCTTGAGCGTTGCTCTTAGCAGTGTTCATGCGATCTTCGCCAACGCCTCCTTTCCCTTCTTTACCGGTTTGCATGCGGTCAGCATATCCGTTGTCTGAAGAGCGAGCGGTTTCAAAACGACCTGTATCGTCGTCTTCGTCGCTTTCTTTCTTCTTACCGAACTTAACGACTCCAGGCGAGGGATTCGTCTTGTAAGAAACTTCGTCGTAGCTCATTTCGTCCATCTCTACCTTCTCGCCGGGCTTAAGATGCTTGGCTTTCGCCTTCATCTCAGCAGCCTTAGCTTTCAGGGCAGGGGGAAGCTCTTTGTGTTGCTCATCGAGCTCAGCTTCTTCCATTTCAATTTTCTCACCAGGGTGAGCCTTGGCTTTTGCTTTCATTTCCTCGGCTTTCTTGCGAAGAGCCGGAGGCAGCTCTCTGTGTTGCTCGTCGTAGACGTTTTCTACAACCTGCATTACTTGGCCGTGGGCACCTTTGGCGTGCTTACGGCTGATTTTTCCGTCTTCCATAAATTGTTCCTCTGGGAATTGGTCTTCAAGTTCAGCCGTCTGCTGAGTGATTTCGTTGGTTTTGATCTGTTTTGAACCCTCCGCAAACTGTTGATTTTCGTCGGGGCTGGCGATTTCAGATGGAGCCTTTGCACCAGCTGCTTGGTCCACTTGGATTTCTTTTTGATCTTCGTTTGACTCTTGCAGGTCTTTGACAGCGGATGAAACATCTTGTCGAACCTCCTCGAGTTTCGCTCGAAGGACTTCGAGCGGGCTCTTCTCAACGATCAGAGTGGGGCCAAGCTCTTCATCAAAGATCTGATCCGGAGACAAAGCAACGGCGAAGTCGAAACAACCTTCTTTCTCAGAGAATGAGAAAGGCTCGAGACCTTTGACTGCGGGGGGAGAAGCCCCCAGCAATGCTAAGTGTCTAGCACTCCATTTTCCTCCATGCGGATTGATTTGACTATCCGGTGAATAGAAGGAAATTGATACTTTACGGTAGTGACCATCTTTGACCAAATCTTTAGCCGCGTCAGTGAAAGAGACCTCAGCGTAAAGATTTTGCCCCTCTCTCTTAAATCCTTGAATCCATCCGAAAGAAGGCAAACTATCGTTGTCACCTTGATGGCCGAGAACTACCGGAGCTTCGTGAATCGAAGGATCGTAAGTATCGACAACTTGCTGAAGATCTTCTGGAGAGAATGTTCGCTTGATTCCTTGAGCAGAGGTTTGATCACCCGCACGAAATACGTGAATTCTTTTAGTGAACACAGTCTATAAGGGGATCTGATAACATTTTTTACCCTTCCTGTTCGCCAGGCGGGGTTTCTTCTTGGTCTGTGGGTTGCTGATCTGTTGATTGACTCGCAGCTTCTTGATCTGCCTTTTCGTCTCCGAAAATTGACTTATAAAGGTCTTTGTCTTGCTCTGGATCATAGGTTGTTTGAGTTTGCTCTTGAGGAGCGCCTCCGCTTTCCTTTTTATCTTCAAGTTCGACTCGGAAATGTCGTTCCAGCCATTCTTTTTTCGGGGTGAAGCCAGACTGAATCAGCAGAGAAACATCGGGCATCGTGAGAGTTGACTCCTCAATGCGGAACTCTCGAGTAAGAACGGGGGCAGCGACGTCAGTTCCGAAGTTCAGGTCAACGATCCACCGAATTAACGTTTGTGTCAAAGTTTGAGAAATCATCTCAGAAAGCTCTGAGGCTTTCACAACGCGAACAACGTTTGCAACTTGAGAAGAAGCGCGAGAGCCAGCTTCAGCCTGACCCGCTTCATTTTCTCCGCAAAGCAGAACGCTAATTTCTTTGTCGATGTAGTCAATCAAATCTTTGAATACACCCGGACTTCCTGCGGGATTTACAAACTCCAGTTCGTATCCCTC